CTACTAAATCCTGGTTCTTTTTACTTACCATTATAATCACTGTTGGCTAAGAGCTAATGCTACGCTGTTTGCTTGTGTAGCTGCTTCAAGTGTGCATTCCATAACTATACTGCATGTAGCCTCTGCGTTTAATGCAATATTTGCTTCTACTCCCCAAAATAATGAGTCAACGCCTACTAAATAGCCTTGTGTCCACATTTGTGGTAGTACATCGAAGGCATGAGTAATCGCTGATGCGTTTAATGCTGTGGCTGTATCATTACCAATAAACACTTTACCAGAAGAGATCAGCGATTTGTCACTAGCATGAACTGGTGCTGCTTGTTTTTGAGTACATAGTTGAGTACTGATTAATGTTTCAGAATTAGCAGCAACCAGGAACGGAGCTTGGCTAGCAGGATCAGAATCATCAGCCATTGATATAGCAACATTATGTATTCTTAATAATGTTGACTTAGAAACACCTAGATTTACAAACGATCCGAGATCTATTTCGGTTTCTTTGTAATCTGTTCCACTTGTCGTTACTTCTGCTCTGATAAAAAATGAATCACTTTTAGCCATGCCTTTCTGATGTAGGGGAGGTTTATGAGCATTACCGACTAAATCCTTTGGCCGAAGGCCCAAATCTTATATGAAAACCGTACTACCGCTCGTTATTAGTGGCCACTGTACTGCCGTCTAATAATAATAACTCATTAAATTCTAGCGAACGCTTGTATCTTTTAGCGGTATATATATGCTTTTTTTGAGGTTTAAACGCGAGTGTATATATATAATACCCTCTTTCGGTAGTAATATGAGACTAAAATGTATGGATTGTTTAATCCAAATGAAATCAAGAGAAAGTAAATGGACAGAATTTGTTATTTTATATGAATGTCCAGAGTGTCAATGTGCAGTTAGATCTATGAGGGATGAAGAATGAAAAGAACAGAGTCTTACATTAAAGCCTACAAGTACTACAGGGATGATATAGATGATAGAGTATCACTTAATTCTAAGAGAATTTATGAATTAGAAAGGATGATGGAATTAGTAGTTGCTAAATTAATGGAGGAATTAGATGGCAAGAAAGAATAGAACTAAATTAGTTAGTCTGGACGATGAATGTTGGAGAATAATACAATTTGAATCTAAACCTAGAATGCAATCCGTCTATATTAGGAATGCAATTAGAGATTATTCAAGAAGGAGACAAAGAGACACAACGACAGAGCTAGAAATAGAGCAACAAAATATCATAAAAGATGTCTTAGATCAGAGAGATGAAGCGTTGATGAAAATAAAAGGACTAGAAAAACGCTTAGAGCAACACATAGAGAAGGAGAAGCCTAGATTAAAGAAGTGGTGGCATTTCTTTTATGTTGGATTTAGAAAATAATTAGACTGATCCATTCATCCAGAGTGCAGACAATACAGCCACAAGGCCAAGCATTACTTTCCATATTGGGTGCTTTGGATCTGCCAATGTCTTTTCAACATCATCATTCATGATTATCACTTAGACATCTTGGGATTTAGAACGCACCATAGCAAGTGCACCTTGCCAAGAACTGATAGAATACTTTTCCATCTTGATAACATAACTCACTTTTGCAGATACAACAGCAGTTGAAGCTAGATTAACATAGAGATCTTCAACAACCAGGTTATCTGTATCTACATATTCATCTCCATCATATGAGTTAGATGGACTTGAAGACCAAGCAATCTGGCGATTATCTGCTGCATCTTGTGCTCTTACCAAGATATTACCAGCAATCCCAAGATCTTCAGTAGACAAAATTCCATATGATTCTGCATCCATTGTTAATATTTTAAACTCAATTACTTTGTAAGCTGTTGAAAAGGATCCATCAAAAAGACTTATTCTTTCTGTTGGAAGTGCAGTATTCAATGCTCCATTACCTTGTATTGATCCTCTGCATGTAAATTCTCCTATCTTCTTCATTTCTTCTTCCTCCTCCCTGCTGGTGTTTTCTTAAATGCTCTAGACATTGATTTAAAGTTAACTTGTCCTTTTTTAGATCCAGACTTGTACTTGTGTTTATTGTTATTGGCTTTTACATACTTCTGCCAATCATTTAATTGTCTCTTAGTAGTTTTCTTAACTGTTTTACCTACAGCTCTTTGTGACCTTTGCCCTGCTCCTATTGCTTTGTCTACAACACCAAGACCTATCATGGTAGCTCTACCTGCAAGTTTTGCTTCTTCTGGTTCCATCCCACGGGATTGAAAACCAGCTACAATCAATTGTTCAAGCGCAGTCTCTACTAAATCCTGGTTCTTTTTACTTACCATTATAATCACTGTTGGCTAAGAGCTAATGCTACGCTGTTTGCTTGTGTAGCTGCTTCAAGTGTGCATTCCATAACTATACTGCATGTAGCCTCTGCG